GGACAATAAACGGGAGACACAATAAGGCATACGCCAAGAACACCATTAATGCATCCAATTTATACATTAAGAATGGCACAAAATATAAAAAAATCAGTAATAGAATTACGGGCGCATACGATAATCAACACACCTACACCTGGAATGGCGCCAACTTCGTATAAATTTTAAAAAGTAATAGTAAATGGCCAGCATGGGTTTCGAGCCCAAACTCGACTGCGGGTGTGGTTGTGGAGGTGCCAAGAAGAGTGACGTCGTCAAGTTCAAGTACGCGGCGTACTCTGCACTCGTCTTTTTCTTCGTGGCAAATCCGGAGACGTTCAAGCTCACAAGTGGATTGTTTGGTGGATGGGTCGCCGCTCCAGGGGGTTGCCCCACGGCTGCGGGTCTGTTCCTGCACACGATCGTATTCCTCGCGCTCGTGTTCGGGCTTATGAAGATTCGTAGCTGAAACTTTTTTCCCAGTAAATAGTAAAATGTGGACCAAGATTCTGATCTTCATGGTTGTCTTTTTCCTCGTGGCCAACCCGTCGACGTTCAAGATCGTCCGCCGTCTGTTGGGTTCATGGGTCGCCAGCGCCGAGGGTCTGGCCACGCCCGCCGGTCTGGTCCTGCACGGCGCCGTGTTCGTTGGCCTCGCCATCTTCCTGCCCAAGGCGTTGATGGGCGCCTCTGGCTACGCCGAGGACGACGAGGAGTTTGAGGACGAGGGTGAGGAGTATGAGGACGAGGGTGAGGAGTTTGAGGATGAGGGTGAGGAGTTCCGCCGCTCGAAGAAGAGCAGCCGCCCTCGGTGCGGGCGTGGTCAGTATTACAACAAGAGCTCTGCGACGTGCATGGCCAAGCCCACGTGCGGTTCGGATGAGTACTTCAGCCGCCGTTCAGGTGCTTGCAAGCAGCGCCGCCGTTCCAAGTCAACCCCGGCCGCATCGGCCGTGACCGCCCCAGGCGCCGCTCCATTGACGATGGCGTCCAAATATGAGGAGGAGGATGAGGAATTCATCGGCATGGGCCCGTACTAAATTCAGAAATCTTCGTCGAACCGCACAGAGTCTCCTTCGGTAACCATTCGCTTGGAGTAATCCCCGACTCTTTTTTCAAAGAAATTCGTCTTCCCCTCCAGTGATATAGTCTCCATCCATGCAAACGGGTTTTCAGCGGCATATATCGCCGGGTGGCCCAATTGCTTCATCAGCCTATCAGCCACGTAATGAATATATTGTTTCATTTGTTCGGCATCCATGCCTATCAGTCTGCATGGAAGCGCCTCCGTAATGAAACTTTCCTCAATTTCAACCGCGCCTCGTACAATGTCCGCCACCGGGGCGGACTTGTCGGCAAGGTGATGGTACAGAGCAACTGCAAACTCGAGATGCAGGCCCTCATCGCGGCTAATCAGTTCGTTACTGAAACACAGGCCAGGAAGGACCCCCCGCTTCTTGAGCCAGAAAATAGAACAAAAAGATCCAGAGAAGAATATACCCTCCATGCATGCGAACGCCACGAGACGTTGTGCAAAAGGCGCTGAACTCTTCATCCATTCCAGAGCCCATTCCGCCTTGCGTTTCACAGCAGGTACCGTCTCTATAGCACGAAACAAGGAATCCTTCTCAGCCTTGTCCTCCACAAGTTTGTCAATCATGAGGCTATACGTCTCACCGTGTATGGATTCATTGAAGGTCTGGTACGCGTAGAATGACCGAGCCTCTGCAATCTGAACTTCTGATGCGAAATTGATATTTATATTCTCCATGACAATCCCGTCACTTGCCGCAAAGAATGCGAGAACCATTTTTATAAAATGTTTTTCAGATGCGTTCAGCTTGACCCAGTCTGACACGTCTGTTGCCAAATCAATCTCCTCGGCCGTCCAGAATGACCCAACGGCCTTTTTGTACAGGGCCCACAAATCAGGGTACTTGATGGGGAAAACCGTGAATCTATCATTCGTGAGGGTGAGGATTGGGTCCGACATACTATATCAAAGAGTTTATTCTTTAGAAGACGCGGCTGAATCTCCCCCTAATAATTCGTGTCATTAAGTAATGGAATCGGTGCTCGCCAAGGTGATGGTTATGGGGGCTGCTCACATCACAGACATGGATGTGAATCACGTCCATCGAAACTACAAATTACCCCTCGACGTCAAAGCGCTCATGTTCTTACACCATCTCATCATTACCATGGTTGTTCTTGGCATCTTTCTCACGAGTAAAAAATTTATTAGAATGCACCTTGTAGCCACCGCTTTCATTTTCATACTGTGGTTTTCATTCGACGGGTGTGTATTGACTTTTCTTCAAAAAGAATTAATAAATTATTTTCCCGGGGACTGTGAGGCGATCCACGGCACGTATACAAAGCAGGCGCGTGAGCAGTTTGTCATTGGCGGTTCGATAATTTTGTACGATTTTTATAAACTTCTAGTGTAGGGATGACCACCGTGAGTGGCTTTTACACCATCAAGGATCCGATGACGGCGACGTTCTACGTGACGTCATCACTCCCACCCGAGCTCAAGGCGGGTGTTACGCTTCTCAATCTTCCAGGGATTGTAGGAAACACGCTCGTGACTACAGTCTACGCGACGCCCGGTGCACGTGCCGATTATGGAGCCTACAACGGGAGTGTGGATTTTCAGATTGACAAATCCCAAACTATCCAAGGGATTGTGCCCGTTTCAGCCACGACGATATCCACGCAGACGTTCACGAATCAGCCACCTCAATATTCATTAGACGGAACTTATTTCATTTCAAATTATAAAGTTTATTTTTATTCAAAATTCCCACTTCCCCAAGATGTAGCCAAGGGGTGGTTACTGAGCAGCCTTCCCGGGATTTCGTCTGTTCTCGAGGTGCGCCAGATGCAGACCGGAGCTGGAAAAATCGCCCCAAAGTACCCAGGTGATCCGGTGACATTCAATTACGCGGGATCCCTGCAACTCTCGCCCATTCCACGGGGCACTGCGCTTCCCAATACTCCACCGGCCGGCGTAAAAGCGAACAATCAAGGAATTCTTTACCCTCCGACCGTTGCAACGGGGTTTGTGGCTCAGCCCCTGAATCTCTCACCGCCCCAAGTGCTTACGATCCCCCCGATTGAAGATGACAAATTTGTACGATTTCCAGTTGACATCCGCCCGCTCGGCGAGGATGTGACCGGTCACAGTATCAATTATGACGACAAATTGGTGGAGAAAAGCAAGTTGGGGTTTAGTGCGGGTGGCGTGCTTTCTCTCGATGCATTAGGGCCACAGGAAGAACGGATCGCCACAATTTCCGATTTTACAAAATCAGAATGGGATCCCACCTATCAACAGCATTCACTCGCCGTCGTGTACCAACAACGCGTCCCGTTGCCCGGCACGACATTCATACGGCGCATAGATCCCGGGGTGGCCCAAGTCGAGCTCAGACCGACGGAACTCGGTGATCTCTTTTCTAATATGCATCTCCAAGTGACTCTCCCCGCGCTTGCTCCCGGGTATTCATACACGAACCAGATTGGTCGAGCTCTCATAGAAAAGATTGAATTTATAGTGAATGATACGGTTGTTGAAACAATATATGACGACTGGCTCGTCATCCGCGATCAGACGTTTCTCGACTATGACGAGCAAGTAGGAATGTTCAATCTCGTGAATGGTGGACAGGCCAATCAAAACTTGAGCCCTACTGCGCCTCTAAACCTCTTGATTCCACTTGAATTTTTCTTTTGCAGACGTCACAGTCACGAGAATAAGAATCGTGAGCGGTTGCGCCGGCCTTACTTCCCGGTCTGTGCAATATGGGCCCAGAAGATTTACATTCGCTTCACATTCAGACCTCAGACGTGGTTTACAAACTCACCCACCCCTGTTGATTTGATAAAACCTTTTATCATTCTCGAATCCGTGCGTCTGACGGATGCCGAACGGCTCTACTATCGCAATCAGCCATTGAGATACATCATACCAACCATAAAGAGGGAATCCACTGCCGAATACAATCAGGGAGCGGTGACGGCTGCACTCACCGCCAACTTTCCAGTCCAGCTCCTGGCTTGGTTTATTCGAAACAAAAACTATGAAGGAATTCAAAATTCAAACTTTTTCGACGTGAGATATCTCTATGGGTACGCGTCCCAGTATATCACGGCTGCCGTGCCATTGTCATTTCCGACGGGAAGCTCTCAATACATTGATTCAATTGAGACGGTAAAAATTACAATGAATAATGTTGACATCCTCGATACGTTCGCGAACGGCACATACTGTTCTTTCAAACAGCCCATGGAGCACGGGTTGTCGGTTCCTCAAAAGAATATCTATCTGTATTCATTCGGTCTAAACGTGACTGAATACAATCAGGGGGGGTATATTGATTTTTCAAAATTGAATTCTCATACTTCAAATATAACACTAAAGTTTCTTCCGGAGCTTGCGGCGACCATCACACAGTACTCACTGTACCTGTTTTACTATGGATATTCGATTCTTGAGTTTCGTGGGGGATTTGCGCGCATGTCCTATCTTTGAACGGTCCTGCACTCTGCATATAGTCTATAATTCCGTTAGTGATGCACCATTTGATGAAGTTGAGTTGGGCCACGGTGGTTGTGAGACCCTGGAATTGCACACGTTCAGTCCTGCAAAACGGATCAAAGAGTTTTTTCGAATATCCGTCGAGACTCGACTTGTAAGCCACGTGAACGGTAAATGCGCGCCCGGCGGGTGACGTGTACGTGACGTGTTTATTCTTGGCGTAATTGGTGATAAACCACTCCAGATTACGCAGAGAAATACCCTGACTCTTGGTCGTGAGAATGTCGTGGAGGCGTGAGGCGTTGAGTGGATCCTCGTAAAAGCGCGTGAGAGATTCTAGGAGCAGGTCCGACTTGCTCATTATTTTAGAAGAACGTTAAATGTTTAACTGTCCTCACCTTCTCACACGCCGGGCATCCTGAGAGGAACATCGGCGGCAGCGTGTGCGTGTGCTGAACAGAAGGAACATCCTCAGTTTGGGGGCGCATGGCAATCACCGGCTTTTGATCCAGGTGAGTCTTGCAGTACCCGTCGGTCCGTGCGTGTCGTGTACAACGCGTACCCTTTCCAATGAGACCGAGGCACTGGTCCGACTTGACCTCTAGACACGCCACGTCTTTCATGAGTTTTTCGTACGGAAGGCGATACGTTTTAGACACGTGCTGAACCACGTTACTCAGACGCTCACTGACGCGTCGATGAACTTCATTCTCAATGATGTTCATTATTTGTTGTTCCATTTGGAACCTTACTCTCTTCTAGCTCGGCTTCTTAAAATACCCATCAAGCGTACGCATCTTGGGGTCAAATGTACCCTTCTTATTCCCGGCCGTGGCTGCGGCGAAGATTGTCCTCTCCGGATCTGATCCAACGAGAGGCTCGAGCAAGTCACAGACCGGCTTTTTGAGCTGATTTGTGAAATAGTACTGGTAGTCGAGCGCCACTCCATTTTCCGAGACCCACGTGGGATCCTCCGCCTTGTCGACGAGCTTGCCGTTCTTGGGGTTGGCGGCGACTACGAACTGCACGCGGTCACCCTGTTGAGGCTCGGACCCCGGTGAGCGTTTCTTGATCTTGTCGCGGACAGCCACGTGAGGCATCGCCACCTTGTAGTCAGAGGCCAACTGCTTGCTCATCATAAGCTTTTCCATAGGCACCTTTCCAGCCACGAGATCAGCCGATGCTTGACGTGCAAACTGGATGACGGGGCGAGGATCGTCACTTTCGAGAATCATCCCGAGCAAACTCTTCAGCGTCTCGCGGACGTATGGACAACTATCGCGTCTGACAACCTGAATACCCTTGACGTCAATCTTCTTGAAGGCGACGACACCGTCCCGCCCTTTTTCATACATTTTAGCCGCGTAACGCTTCTTGCTATACAAAAAGTAAGGGCAGTAAACCTTTTCGAGTTCAAGATCATTCGGTGATTTGAAGAGCTTCGTGCATTGCTCGGCGGCCAGCTCACCCTGGGCCCAACTGTACTCGATGGCCTCCTGCCCCTTGCGGCCCTCAACGTCAAACTCAACCATAACCGAGTCGGTATTTTTCACAATGAGAAAACCTTCACCGGCTTGAAAAGTACCTGCATCTGTCTCGAGATCATATACGTAACCATCCCAAGACTCGTGGATAAGCTCAACTGAATTAGGTTGAGCGGTCAAAACTGCATCATCACAGTGTAGCAAATCTGTTGAATGTTCAACCTCATTTGGTTTAATGAGATTGAGATGCGTGTCGAGCAATGAGTGGTCAGCTGTTACATCGACCGTTCCGTAAGGTGATGTTACCCTGTAAATCTTCTTTTGACACTTGTGTCTGATGACTCGCCGAATAGGCACCCAACCCATATGCGTCCACGATTTTACGTCATCCGTGACTTCGTATTTTTCTTTGTGAGTTCCGTCTTTCATGAAACCTGGATACGGTTCCCATGATTTCGCAAGGCGTTCTATATGAATTCTTTGTTCGAGACCCATAGGGTCCAATATGCGGACCTTGGTTCCAGGCATGACCGAGTCCCCGTACCTCACATTGGCTCCCGGAAAATTAGCCTCTACGTAATTCTTCGTCTCGTCGATCATCTGTCGGCCGCGCATCGTCACGGTGCTCGCGATCGCTACGCACGGGAGCATCCCCTTTGACGCCCCGGTGAACCCGTAAATGCTGTTCATCGAAATTTTATACGCGAGCTGCTGACCGTTGTAGACCGCCTCCATGGGCGTCCCCTCGTTCTGCGCCATGAGCTTCTTGGCCTTTTTGCGGAACGCCTTGAGGTCAGTGAGAATCGTTGGCAAGAGGGAGACGACGTTTTGAGCGAAGCGGTGCGGGCCGAACGTCTCGTACTCGACCCCTGGCAAGTTGTCGTACCGCGGATCCATCACAAGCGATGAATAGCACAGGTTGTGTGCGACCATGATGCTCGGGTACAGGCTGGCAAAGTCGAGGGCTGTGATCGGGCCGTAGTACGCCCCCGTCTGGGCGTCGAGCACGGTCGCGCCTTCGTACTTCGAGTCGTCCGGGGGCCCCTGACGCCTGAATGTAGGGATCAAGAAGCCGAGCTGGCGCGATTTGTACGCCATCTGACTGAAAACCTTGATCTGCTGGCCGCGCTCGCTCAAAAAAGCGAGCGGGACCCAACACGCCTTGGCCATCTCCACGAGGTTCTGAATCTGGCACACGTGCGCCATGATGGCGTGCGGGAGCTCGGTGTCCTTCAGACAGTACTGAGCAACCTCACCCAGCTTCACCGGGTCGCCCTCTGCAAACCGCTTGAAAATCTCCTTGACTGGCATGTCATTCTTCTGGTCGTTGAGGAAATGCTTGGAGACGTTGTTGAGTGAATAGCTCTCGAGCTTGTGCTCGCGCTTAATGTCCTGAAAGAGATCGAACACGTACCGCCCGACCATGGGAACCATCTTCAGTTCGTTATTTCCGAGCGCGCTCGAGCTTAGGTTTTTGATCACAAGCTCGGACGGAACGTCGGTCCGTCGCCCCCAGAGTGTTTCGACGCCATTGCGCATTGCACGTTTGTAGAGGTATTCGAGATCAAACCCGAAGATGTTCCACCCTGTTATAATGTCAGGGTCGACCTGGGCGAGATATTCACTGAATCGCTCGATGAGATCGTGTTCACTTGTGAAGCTCTCACAATCTGGGCCGTCCGTCTGTTTCAGGCACAGACACTTGCGGGCAGGGGGTGAATCGCGTCCAAACTCGCGTGTAGTCATACCAATCTGAAACACAACGTCATTCAGGTTTGACGGACTCGGAAACGCCCCTGTACTCGAATAACACTCAATATCGAATGACATGATTTTGAGAGGGGCGATCTCGTCACGGTCGGGCAAAGGTGTGAATTTTTCAGTCACAATATTCAGGTCGCAGCGCGTGTCCATGTCTTCCTCGTCGTGCGTCACTTCGATCCATCCGGTGCTCGTGCATCCCGAAACGTGCATAAATCGAAGGACGGGGTCAATGTTAGCCTCGTAAACGCGCCAATGATCGCGCTCAAGATTCCAGGATGCACTTCGCATCGCCTTGTGCGTCTTGAAACTAAACTTGAAGAAGCGAGATCGTTCGCCATTCTGAAATCCCCATAAATCTTTGGCGAGCACAGTCTCGATGTGCGCGCCCCGCACGTCTGGCGTGCGAAATCCCGCCTTGGCGAAAAAGTACGGCTCGAAGGGGGTGGATGCGGATACGGATCGCCCATCTGCCGTACGACCAAACGCGCGCACTATGTACCGCCCATCTTCCGCGTCGTGACCTTCCCAGGCAACCGCCTGGAAGCACACTTTAGCCATTGAGTTAATGTAGCGTAGATCCTCTATTTACAGAGTATGCAATGAGTAAGATCAATAGAGACCAACCGACGATGTGATCTACTTTATCCATTGTTCCAATCTGACTCACTGACATTTTGTTAAATTCTGCACGGTACTGATCGGGCTTGAAAGGTAGCCACATGTAGCGGCCAAACGGCACAATTGTCGGCCCGAGTTTTGTACGGCACTCATACATGTAGTCGTACCACGCCATCGCCACATATGGGAACCATAATAAAAAAAAAAGAACAAAATAGTTCTTGGACGGGGTGAACCAATATCCCGCCGAAAGCAATGCTGAGAAAATAACGCACTTTATATTGAACGTGAAAGGCGCCCCTGGAAAGATGCCACCTGCCATACTATGTATGGATGTTTTAACGGCGGCTGCTCTTCTTCTTCTTCGAGCGGCGGAACTCCTCGTCCTCGTACTCCTCGTCCTCGTACTCCTCGTCCTCGCCCTCGAAGTTGGAGCTGCCGAACGGTGCGTAGCGCCAGATCACGGTGCTGAGAACCATGAATACCACGGCATGAACAGCCAGGCCGCCAATCTTGGGCAGACCCTCCTGTGTCGCGATCCAGCCACCGAGGACGTTACGAACCGTCTGGAAGGCCATGGAGCTGGCCAGGATCATGAAAAGCACGCCCATCATAAGCTTCTTGGGGCACAGGAACATTTATTAAGTACCAACATTTTTTAATATGAGACGTTGTTTGTTCGTTGGTTTCGACTGAGGCACGTCATCGTCCCTGCTGGACACCCACAGGTGATCGATGTGCGCTCTCCACGGAATGTGACACTTGTCAAGCGCCTTGCGACAAATCACACACGGCAGAGACGTGCCGGGTTGCCCGTCGCGTCTGAGACGCGTCACTACAATTTCACCGTACTTGCGATATGTCCATGTAGAAAACTGCGCCGGGGAATTGCCTTCACGACGCGAAAGCTCGCGCAGTCGTGAGAGCATCCTACGTTCTGCACAACATGTACAGCTATTGATGATGCTTAGTACTCCTATCGAGCACGCGATATACATTATGTTTTTATAGTCGCGTGTGTTTAAATGCCCGTCGACCCAAACCCATTCGCGCCGCGCTCCGTCAGGAACGTGCACTCGCTCGCCACCTCGACGACGTCAGGGGTCACACACTGCTCGAGGATCAACTGTGCAATGCGATACCCTGGACGAATCACAAATGGCTGATGAGAGTCGAGATTCTGGAGGACGACCTTCACCTCACCCGTGTAATCAGGGTCAATTACACCGGCCAGAGTGTCGAGGCCGTGCTTCACGGCCAGTCCAGAACGAGGTGCAATACGTCCGTAACATCCTGGGGGGATTGCGACGGAAATGCCCGTGGAGACCACCACGCGCCGCCCTGGCAAAACAACGTAATTATCGATGCTGAATAGATCGTAGCCAACGGCGCCGGGAGTCGAGCGCGTAGGGAGGGTGGCATTCGGAACCAGCTTTGTGACATTGAGTGCCATTCTGGGTATTAGACGCGTGACCGCTTTAAAAGGATCAACCTGAGAATACACAGATGGCATTCAAGTCTCTTGTACTCGACATTGACGGCGTTCTCATTCGTGACCGCCAACTTCTCGACAACGTGCGTCAAAATTGCGTCCGGTACGTCGCAAAGAAACTCCCAGAGTGCAAGGATCCGGCACGGGTCAATAGCGTGTTGTTCGCCACGACCGGGCACACGGCGCGTGGTCTGCAGACAAACTTTGGAATTGACGCGAGTGATTTCAACAAAGAGGTTTACGATTCAAACTTGCGTTCACGCCTTTGGGAAGTTCTAAGCAGTACTGAATTCCAACAAGATGCAAAAGAGATTCACAATCTCACGAAGAATGGCTGGCGTGTGACCCTGCTCACAAACTCTCCCATTGAATGGGCCGGTCAGGTGGCACAAGCCATAGGGGACGACGTGTCTGTCGTGTGCCCCGGGGGCAATGTCCTAGACTCGCCACTCAAGCCGGATGCAAGTGCGTATATTAACTTTGCAAAACATCATACACATATATTCGTCGATGATTCGCTGGTTAACCTCACGACCACGCGGTGGCTTCCGAACTGGCACCCCGTGTATTTTAACGAGACCAAGCACGTCGGAGGGTCAAACCCCGACTGGTGCCCGACGGTTGGGTCAATCTGGGAATTGTGCCTATTCATAAACTCTGCCGACTCTGAAATGTTTTCTCCGTAAAAAATAGATGGGCTGTATTCTAAATCCCGGTCCGGTGCTCTATGTGGTCCTGCCCTATTTCAATTTTTGCGGATTCAAAAGAAGAAAAGAACTTTTTATAAAATTTGTAGACTGGCTCAAGTGGAGGTGTGGGATCCGCGTTGTCGTGAGCGAGGCGATCGGCCCCGCGCCCCTGCCCTGCCTGCCAGTGTGGCGCCACCTGAAATTCCCCGTTCATAACCGTGTGTGGCTCAAGGAGAATTTAATAAACGTGGCGATCGGCCAACTCCCACCCGACTGGAAGTTTGTGGCATGGATCGACGCAGATCTTACATTCCTTAATGGAAATTGGATAACGGATACTATAAAGGCTCTTGGCAAGGCGGACGTTGTACAGATGTGGCAGACTGCCGTGAATTTTGGTCCAAATTGTGAGGCGATAAAAATAGATAAATCTTTTGCGTATATGTTCAAGGCGAGTGGGACGCCGTGGGTACCCAATGACAAGTACGGATTTTGGCACCCTGGTTACGCATGGGCCTGCACAAAAGATGCGTGGACGCAGATGGATGGCCTCATCGACTGGGCAATCCTTGGATCCGGGGATAGGCACATGGCTATGGCGTGGGCCGGGCGCGTTCTCCAAAGCGCTCCTGGAAATATACACCCTAATTACAAATCTCTTTTAGAAGAATATCAAAAAATGTGTCAAGGGTTGCGCGTGTCGTGGGTCCCGGGCACGATCCTTCACCATTGGCACGGATCGTTCGAGAATAGGCGGTACCGTGAACGTTGGGATATTCTTACAAAAAATAAATTTGATCCTTTCAAGGATATTAGAATGACGGACGAGGGTCACGTGACTCTATCACGTGAGGGTCTCCGCCTCGTCACACATTTAGATGAATATTTCACGGGCCGGCGTGAAGATGGAAAATGATGTTGTGTGGACGTGATGCATGTGGCTACGACTGACAAATCACCAAAAAACAAACATGAACGCCATCCAGCGTGAGTACCTGCGCAATGCTCGCAAGGCTATCCGGATTGCAAGCGACGTCAAGTTTAACGCCGTCGCTTACAACCTGCAAGTGCGCTGGGCCGAGTCATACTGGCACAACTACCTCAAGTCTATGGGCACCACCCAGTTTAATACACGAATGAAC